CTTCCATCGTCACCAGTTAAAATAATGTCGTAAGAGTCATTATGCGTCAAAAATGACAGCATAATGGTCGTTACAATGGCAAACGAGCGAGTCTTCATACTGCCATGTGTGGCTTACCAAGTCGGGCACACCGACGGTTTGATCGCGACATCAACACCTCCGAAGTCACAGTTTCAACGTCGTCAGAAAAAATTGCACTGGAGTATTTCGTTCCGTCTATTTTGTTGATAAAACCTACATTTAAATATTTTCCAGATTGACGGTCATATAATTTGATTAATGACATATCAAGATCTTCGGCGGATTCTATCCCATCTTCATATGAAGAAATTTCAAGTTTCCGTTCTGCTTTACGAGCAACAGAGCAAAGACGCAACCCTTTCTTGATATACCCGATCTGGACATTACGAATCAACTGTTCAATCAATCGTTCCTTACCATGATCGGTGTAAGGGTTTTCCTGACTTGTAATCTCAAGTCGCATCAGCCGTAGACAGTTAGCAATTGTCTTGGGAGATAGTGCAGAAATTACATATGCTTCTTCGAGTTCTGCTACCTGTTGCCGTGTAGCAGTAATCCGCTTACCAGCAGACCGAGACATATTTAATGAGTTCAACTCATTCAATGCTCGAGCCAGATACATAGCAGCAGGTGTATCACCAAATGTTTTTTCATCTAAGCTCATTTTAGTTTCCTTCATCAATATAAGCTAATTCTTTGCCAAGATCCTCAGCAATTTCTTCTTCAGAATTTTCCGATGGTTCTGCCCGAATCGGAATAAGCCATGAGTCTGGTATAATACCTTCTTTAGAATGTCCACATTGTGTTTCTAAAATTCCTGGGGAAGAAACTAACCACATATAACCACTATATGGTGATATGCATGCTTTACCACCAAAAACAATCTTTTCACCGAGTATGAAATTTCCGAGCAGTTCTTTACATGTTACTACTCGGCCGGTGTTCACGGGGCAAAGCGCTTTGCCTATAAAAGCCAAATCATTTACTTTACATCTGAGTTTCATAATTTTATATTTGAGTATTTTCCCAACTTGGCCATTTTATATTCGGCCGATCTGGAGATATTATCCATATCTAGAATTTCTTTATCGCATAACAATTTAATCATACACAATAAATCACCACATTCTTCTTCTAAGTGTTCTTTATTAGTAAATTCTGGCTTGTCCGGATGACAACTCAACCAACCAAATCGAAATACTTTGCTTACTGCTTGAACTACTTCGGCCGATTCTTCTAAAAGAATGTTACAAATTTCTGCTTCAACTGGTGTTATTTTGCCAAGTTTGTTTATTTTTTTCATATAAGTGTCATTGTCATAATCGTTGTTTTCATCTCTTGAAACTTGTGATCCTCATATAAGATACCTTGACCTAACCCTGAGCTAAATGCTTCAATTACTTTTGGCGTATCATCAATCAAAAGAGATCCGTGAGCAGAATAATTCCGTTTGTCGATACCAATTTTTACAAAATTTCTAGGGAATTCAATTCCATTGTCATCGAGCCATAAATTCTTTTGACGAATTGCTTCTTCCCCAACTGCATTATCATGAGTTCCACGTGACGTAAGAATTTCCACGGGCACACCAGTAGACTTGAGAAGATCTACCAAATTCTTACCGTTTGGCATCCACTCGAGATTTTCAAAAATTCTTAAGTGAGTCACACAAGTACGAAATTTTCTTGGTGTGTTTGCCATCTCAACGCATTCATATGCTTTTTTGAAGTTACATACACAACCATCGAGATCGAGATAAATTTTATTTATTTTCATTTTGAATTATTGCATCTTCTCGGATTGCTCTCCAATCTTTAACCATCAAATCGTACACCCAAATAATGCCGGGTTTAGTGTACATAGGTGTGTTCAGCCCGGCACGTTGTTTATCTGGAATATAATTCAAATTACGAGTAGATTCCATGATACGAATTGTGTTTTTCTTCGTGATGAATTTGATTTTCACCGAGGGCTCGGTTTCTAATGTCCGGAGTAGAGTTTTCATTTTATGCTTTAAAAACAATAGTAATTCTTGTGTTGATAAGCAAAGTGATGTGATCAATCAGTTCACCATCAATGATAGCGAATGCATGATTTCTTGACATACACAGAAACTTACCGACAGGAAAACATTTCAAAAACTTTTTGATTGTGATACCTGGTTTTTTAATCAATTCGATTCCAAGTAACCCATCATACATTCTAACTTCGTATTTAGCGGCATTAGTACTACCAAATGAATACATAGGTTTCAACCCGAGCTGGTTGTATGATTTGATCCAAACTGGGCCCCCACTAGAATGACCCAGTTTACGTCCATAAAAATTAAATATATCATGAACGTATTGATAATCTTTACCGGTAACATTTACTGCAGCTCGGATAGCACAATCATTCTTTTCTCCAGCAATATTAGATGAAACACCCTTGGATGAGGGTTCTATTGCTCTGGAAGCACTTACAAATTTCATTTTAATTCCTTTGTGGTTCAGAATTTATCCGGGAACACAACAGCCGCTACAATATACACGAGAGTCAAACCAACAACAACAATACTAACGAGATCCATATTAATTCCTTTGTTTCGGTATAGATAATTATACAGTAACTATATTAGTTAAAATATCATTAGTAAAAATAACGCCGTCGTATGCTTGTTGGAAAAATAACCGCGGCTTCAAGGGAATAAAATGTAATAGCTTTACCCTTAGATGTGATCAGTGTATATTTCATTATGTTCCTTTGAGTTTCAGAAGATGGTTTATTATACTACATTAAGGAATATGTGTAAATTAATTTACATAACTTCTTTGACGTACTCAAATTCTTCTTTTGGATAAGTCTTTAGGAATTCTTCTCCTTTGATATACTCATTATAAGATTTTGCATCAAAGAACATTTTTGTGAAAACCCTCTTTAATGAACCACGAGGATAGATAGACAAATAAACCGATTTAGCTTTAGAACCCATATAATTTCTTTCGTTGTTAATCAAATGAATGCTTTGATAATTTATGGTAATTTAAATTTAGTAATGATACTTTTCCGAGCAACTTCCTTAGTTACGCCAAAATGAACCCATCCACACGAGTTACAGATAAGAATCATGAATCTATGCCCGGGCAAGTGCCGCTAACATTCTTGACCGACACTGGGTTGAATAATGAAAACCCGATAAAATAAACAGGCGCAACTACCGTTTCAATCAAAATGATTGACCAAACAACATTTCCGACTGAAACCTCATAGCAAATCTTTTCGCTTTTCTGAGTATCTGAGTTTAAAAACCCGTACGTTGGGTATTCTTTAACTTTGTTTTCTACTTTAAATGATGCTGGATTACCGCAAGCAGAAAGAAAAGAAGCAGAAAGAAGAATTACTATAAGTTTTTTCATACGTTTGATTTAGCAAATTACATTAAATTTCAAAGATTTTTGAAATTGCTTCGGAAACCGCTTGTGCTAGTTGCCTGTGTTCTAACTGTGTAGATTCTTCGGTTCTCACTTCAATATAATGAATGTAAGATCTAATAGTGCCTGACACATAAAGTCTAGATTTTGTCATACCTTCGGGCAGAATTGCTCTTGCTTGTTCTTTGGCAATTCCATTATCCATTGCCCATCGATAATTTGTTTTTACTAAATCCAGAATTTGCTTTTGTCTATTTTTCCATTCTGTATCTAGTTCTGTATTGTCAGTGATAATAGAATTTTGTCGATTTTGTAAATCTTGTAACCTAGCATCACGGTATTCAAAATCTAAATCTTTTGTTGGATCAGCATATCTCTGACTAAATTCTTGAAACGAGAAGCTACGATGACGAAGTAATTGTCTTGCAATGTCTCTGGTAGTTTCAATCTCAAGTGTAGCAGAAGCCATTTCCAACGGACTCCAATGCTTGTGTTTAATCAAATATTTGATTAATTTATCCGAAGTAGCAGTGTTAAACTGATTATTTGGATTTGAAACTCGAGCACAAAACGCGACTAAATCTTTAACAGAAGAAAAATCATCTTTAAACTCTTCTGAGGGCTGAGTATATCCTACTAATTTAACTTTCATGTTTTAATGCCCAATGTCGAAGGAGAATGATCCAAAATGTCGTTATAGACACCAGAATCCTTATGATAGAAAAAAGCATCCGGATCTTTAATAGTCACAAAAAGATCTGAATGGAAAATTGCATAGTCTATGAACTTACCCTGATCATCATAGACTCTAAAAAAGATTTGATTGACACCTTGTATTAAACAACCGGATACACCGGCCGCAGACTTATTGGTTACGGTCTTTACGGTCTGAATCATAATAGCAACCAGAATGTTTTGTATTATCGTCTGACTCTTTAAGATCAGAGTCAAACAATAAAAAATCACGGTCGTCAAACAAAGTTTCACTGGCCGTTGGTGCATACAATCTGGTATTTGTATCGACAACGAACCCACTTGCACGACAAAGATTCAAAAAATGTGGAAATGCATCCAGCCAAGTTTCAGATTCAAATTCGATTGTGGCCACGACTCCGGTGTCATCTACATTATGAAATGTGAATTTACTCATTTTAATACCTCTTAGTTAATAATTGTTGAATAATCAGCAGACATTTACTGCAATTCGCTTATAGAATTGGCAATCTTTTTGTCAAATCTCACGGTAGAAAACACAGGCAAAAACAAGCTAGATGTAGTTTTATTTTTGCTAGTGATGACTTCGTTAAATTTCACTTCAATGATTTTACCAATATATTCATTTGGATCTTTTTGACGATCTTCATCTTTAAGACCAGTACCAACAGAAAAGTTAAGTTGGCCAGTTGAATCTTCACAAACAAGAGCACCAATCATACCGACATACTTTCCTTGACCCTCTTCGATTCCAGTACAAAGAAAATCACCTTCCGATTCGTTTTTCAGCTTCACTGAGTTCTTAGAACGTTTATCTTCCCAAACAGAATTTAATACTTTTATAACCGCACCTTCTTGCTTGCGGTCGCGCATCTGTTCGTAAAACTCAAGACATTCATCAATCGTTTGCACATTCTTGCCTTCAATGAGACGAACCCGGCGCGACCAGGTTGAAGCAATTTTATTCAGAGATAACCACCGTTCAGAATAAGGAACTGTACCAACCCCCAGAAGATACTGATCGAGAGGAACTATATCCCACAGTATGATTGTAAACAGATCAACTTCTTCTTTTGTAGCAGTGTTGCGCACAAGCTTATTATATAAGCCGTTTGAGCGTTTCCGATCTGGTGTACCATCTGGATTTTTGATGATAAGCTCACCATCAAATACTTGACCAGGAAAGTTTTTAAAGTCATTATCAAATAGATGAAAAACATTCAACTCAGAACCATTCCGAGACCTAGCAGCAACCACACCATCTGCATCTACCGTAACTAGAACACGGCCACCATCTTCTTTGCAGGAAACATTGTAGCCACATTTATTCTCAAATTTCTCAAGATATGTACGAGTTTTTTCGTTGAATTTATCACAAAGCATCACTGGATATTCAGGAACAAGCTTTGGCCAAATTTTCATTGCCAATGTATCGGAAGCGCCACAGCGTAAATCGTGGTTCATGATATTAACCACAAGTTCTTGATCTTCTTTTGTCAGAGTATTGAGATACTGGGTCATGAAATCACGGGCCGAGTTCCCTGTGATTTCGCGGTTGATTAGAACATCAAGTTTCTTAAATGTATCAAGATTTACGTTACCAAGTCCAGCCGAAGTGGCAAGTCCATCCGCTTTAATCCAGTAATTGAACCGCGGATTGTATGCGTAATAGAAACACTGCTTCAAAATTTGATCTGAAGCGTTTCGTTGCAGGAATTCCTTCTTTGCATTAGTCGAAGCAGTGGAGGCGATTTGTTTGATGATTTGTGATGTAAGCATAAACTAATTATAAACCAAATAAGAATACGTGTAAATTATTTGTATTAACCCTTAACCCAGTCAATTTCTTTGTGAAATTCAATGTTGTCTTTGCAATCAAAGTACAACACATTTTCTAAATCTGGTACGGGTCCTAAAAATTTGCATCCCAAAATCATTGCATGGAACTTATTATTATTTTCGCGCAATACCATTCTGTTAATACCAGTAATAGTACTCCAAAAGAAGAGTACTATGCATACAGTTGGAACACCGTACCAGACAATTTTCATCATTTTGCTACATTAATAAATGGCACAGATGAACCAGGCACCATCGTGGTAGGCAATTTACCATCCCATTTTTCAGCCGCAACCAAATCAACCAAACCTGGGTTATCACGAAGTGCTTTACCGCGGGCATTAATTGCAGAAGCTTCGGCATTACCCTGAAGAATAACAGCGTCCGCATCAGCCTTGGCTTGAATCACCTTAATTTCGGCTTGCACCTTTTCACGCTGAGCATTTTGTTGTACCTTCTGAACTTCGACTTCAGCCAACATACGCTGTTCAATACTATCTTCGTAAGCCTTTGAGAAGTCAATATTTTCAATTTGAACAGACTCAACGATCATCATAGGACCATTAGAAGTCTTTTGAATTGCAGCCATAATTTCTTGGCCAAGGCGTTCCCGTTCCTGGATTGCAGTTACTGCATTGAATCGGCCAAAGATATTCTTAACTTCTTCTGGCACTTGGCGGTCAAGAGTACGACTAACGAGACCTTTGGCGCCGCCGAACTCAGTGTAAATCTTCTCCACTTCACCTGCAGGTAGACGATAGTTAACAGAGATTTGAAGATTAGCAGTTTGCTGATCTCGGCTATACACAAGCACATTTTCATAAACTCGTGCCTGTGATTGAACACTAATTTTTTTCACAGAATCAACAATGGGGAGTTTAAAATTCAGGCCAGGATCTGCAGTACCAACCACTTTACCATTGCGCAAAACAACCCCTCGATCACCCGCGTCAATCGTATAAAAACTGCTAGCAAGAACAGCAACTGTCGCAATACCTGAGACAACCGAAGTTAGTTTAAATTGAGACATATTCATTTTATAGTTTCCTTATCTTTCATTTGTTTAAAATTCACGTTTTTACTACTCAAACCAACCATAACTAGCGCCAATAACACCAATTCCTGTTATTTTGATGCAGGCTGCAACATGTTTCACACAGAAACGTCTTTATTTTTCACACCTGAAGGTCCTTGTTTTGTTTCTTTAAGTTTTTCAATTGCAGCAGCACAAGCCCTCACAGCCAACATATCATAAACGCGGCCCCCTGATATGTCCCAATCAAAGATTCGATTGTTCTTGATGAGAGTAGAATCCATGTTTGCGATGGTAACTTTGCCTGTGCCATTTTTGCATCCATTAACTCTCAAGCGATATCGGACGACTGTTTCTTCATCCGACTTGGCGTAGATTTCAATCACAACTCGAGCTTCAATATCTTCGTCCGTCCGAACAAATGTCGCCGTGGCTGGTAATACGGAATACACAACAGGATCCGTATCATCAGATTCGACGATCCAATCTTCCTGTGTATAAGCAGAAGCAGCAAGAGAAGTGGCAATAAGGGAAGCGATAAGAATTTTTTTCATAATTGACCTTTAAAATAACTAAAATTAATTCTTCATTGTGGGTTTAACACCATCAAAATCCCACCTGGTGTGGGCAGAATCATAATCACAATCACATTCATTTTACCAGCACGATCAACACCGGCTTCATTATAGCCGTAGCTATCAAAACCTTCTGGATTATATAGAGTTCATTCTTCGGCTTCCCGAGAATATTTGTGGCATCATTCCTGATCAGCCATATAAGCCGCAGTTACAGTAGGAGAGTATTTGCCGCGCATTTCAGTTCCTTTGTTTCAGAAGATGATTTATTATACTACACTCAAGAATATGTGTAAATTAAATTTTATCACCGCGTGCATCAGTTGCTTCTTCGTCACAGTCACAAAGAGTTTCATCACCATTTATTTCCGATTCATACGGACAAGTATGCTTCTGTTTCTTGGATCCGAAAATTCGATCCCAACCGCACGCAAATGCTTCTTGATCGGCACCTTTGCGTGGTGCATCACCTTTACCTGCTTCTCTATTTGTCATAATTTTTGTTCGAAACGAACCCAGTTGAACGTTTGTAGTAACCTGTTTGCGGGGCGCCTTCTGTGATTGTGAATTTTGCATCCAAAACCCAAGCAACGGCAAAAATAGCAAGAATAATACCAAGCATTGCTAAAACATAAGCACCAAGCATGATAACCAGTGCTACGGCTAAAGCTACATCAACTGCCATCACAAATAGCTTAACCACTGTTACAAAATAATCTTTCATTTTATTAATTAAACCGATGTGACCATTTTGATTCATAATAGCGATCCATGACCCGAGCAAAAACCGGATCCTTCATTTGAAGAGCTACCAGGTCGGCAGCACATTCTTCAACTACTATATTGGCAAAATCTCGTAGTGTGTTTTGATATCGGCTTAATGTCGGCCGATCTATGCCGGCCTTAAAGGCCATCTCTTCAATTTTATCTGAATCAATTTTCATTACAATCCTAACAGTTCTTTTTCTTCGGCACTCAGTTTACTCAGTGCAGCATAACGAACACCAGCCTTACGTTTTTCTTAGGCACGGTAAGCAAGATTCTCTGCCGTTTCACGGGCAACGCTCTGGGCTTTAGTTTCTTTGGTCATTTCAGTTCCTTTGTTTTAGAAGATGATTCATTATACTACACTGAGTAATATGTGTAAATTGATTATGCTAATGGCCGTGAAGGTGAACTTTCTCAGAAGTCAGTACATATCTTGGTGTACCTTCTTTTACTATTAGAAAACTATTGTGCGATAGACTTCCGCATGCTTTCAAAATTAGAATTAAAAATGAAAAGCAAGTAAAAATAAAGTATAAACAAACCGTTGCAAAAGATTTACAAGGTAACAATCTCGGTCATGTTAGATTAGATGATCCTAGATGGAAAACCGGTGAAATTGTGTCTATACTAAAAGGGAGAAAGTTTTCCGAAGAACATAAAGAAAATATCAAACTTAATCATGCCCCTTGTTCAGCCGAACGAAATTCTTTTTATGGCAAAACACATTCAAAAGAATCAAAAATAAAAATAGCAAATAGAGAATATAAATTTAGGCCAGTCTTAGTGAATGGAGTTAAGTATAGATCAGTTAGCTATGCCGAAAAAATACTTAACTTACCGAGGGGAATAATTGATAGATTAGTAAAATCTAAAACACAGAAAAAGCACCCAAAATACGATATTATAGCGACATACGACCTGGGTGATGTTGTGTAGCTGGAAGTTTTTCCATTTTTCTTTTAATTTCATCCCAGGTATAAGGCATCATATCACCCGGTCTAGTATCAATACCTACATCCATGCATTTACCTGGTTGTGTAAAACTACCGTGGCAGTGACCAAAAAGATGTATAGAATCCCTTTCACAATTTTCCCACTGAGCCATTGGAAAATGACACATTACTACCATTTGTTTTTCAATAAAAATTGTTTTCATTGAAGAAACAGAAGTACACAGATCCTGTAGTTCTTGGTTCTTTCGAATGTTGTGGTCGTGGTTACCAAGAATCAGATGGTGCTCAGCGCCAGTCGCGTTGATTCTGCTAAGAATCTTACGGCAAAAATCAACACCTTGGAAAGCAACATCGCCCAGATTGTAAAGTACATCGTCCGGACGCAGAGTCGCTTCAAGATTCCGAATCAGAATTTCTGACATTTCTTCCCAGTCTTTACCCTTCCGAGTAGTTGGGCAGAATTCTTGAATTCTGCGATGGCCATAGTGAAGATCTGAACAAAAATAAATCATGTTAATCAGCAATCATAATTTTAGTAAATCCCTCATCGAGTGATGGGGCTTCGTAGCTCTTGATCATAGAATCAAGAACATATTGAGGAATAGTCTTACCTGGACGAGAGGCAAGACGTTTGGCAAGTTCCTTTTCTTCTGGAACATTAAAAACAACGGCAACCACAGAATAACCAGTCAGCATCTTGAGTTTCTTTGCTCGAGATTTCTTGGACATGTTTGTCTGATCCCAAACAAAATGAGTTCCGTTTCGAACATATTCCTCAACTTCATCCAGCATCCGAGAAGTTGCTTCAGTGATAGTATCTTTAAAAACATCATTGTACGAAAGACCTTTTTCTGCGGCAACTTGCTCAATGTATTTGTCGGTTGAAGCGTAGCCGATGGATGGATGATAATCCCGAGTCCAAGTAGTTTTACCTGAAGCAGGGATACCGATCAACATATAGCAAACAGGCCGAGTAATAGAAAAGAACACCATCGTTTATCCTTTTAAGTTGTTAAAAATTCATTATAAATGGTCAGCAATTATGTGTAAATTACTTGTCTTTAGAAGGTGGGATTGCCCAAAAACAATTAGCCAACTCAGAGAAGTTTTTAAACAGTTCGCCGACTTGAGCCGTATATTTTTCTTGCATGTCTTTTGTGATCAATGCATTGGCTTGTGTTTCAGCAGCAACTTGTTTTTGAATTTTATCTTGGTAATCTTTCATTCCGGATCCACCACATGGATACATCTTTGTTTCATATCTGGAGTCCATGAGGCACAATATCCATTATCCTCATCGAACAATTTTGTGAATTCATCCAATGAAACTTCACGATGTGAAACAATTGTTTCACCAAGATGAAGTTGAGAAAATTCATCTGGAACTTCGCCAAGTGCAACAGAGTCCAATGCAAATTCTGGGTGATCATCTGGAGTTTCAACGACATATCGTACTCGGAATTGAGACAGACATTCTACCAATACAAGCTTAGCCATTTTAAATCCTTTCAAGATTTATATTCATTTCTCAAGTTCATGAGAATTCTACCCAACATATTTTGACTTACACAATCACAGACACCCCAAAATGTGTCATGCCAATTATTAGTTTCTTCCAAGTGAGCATCACCGGTTGAAAGAAGCATATCTCGTTCGGCCTTGTTTGCAAATTTTGCTCTTAATGCTAATAGCATAGCTGTGGTTCTGTACGAATCCCAATCTTTTCTTAATTCAGCTTTACTTCCAAACTTTTTGGCCTGACCGGGCGTAGGAGATTGAATAATTGAAAGACGGTATTCCGGATCTGAATTTTTCTAATACATATAAACATGTTCGGAAGACATGAAAGGAATCCCATCAAACACACAAGTACACAGATGATAATTAGATAAAAATCTATATTCACCAAAGAAGCCTAAATAGGCTTCGCATCACTAAACAGGTTTGTCATTTTGCAAAAGTTTCAAATTGAGAACAAAATTCTCTACTGTAAGTTTAATCACTGTAGCCAAAAGAATCATATCACGAGAATCTTTGTCGTTACTCAGATACATTTCCAATACGGCCGTTGCCATCAATGTATACGCCACGTCTTCATCTATCTGGAGCATGGCAAAATCAATCGGATCTTCTGTTTCGATTTCTTTGGCCAGATCTATAAGTTGTTCTACTAAATTCATCAGAAATACTCCACACGCGTTCGGTCAACAGTACCTTCGGCAAAACGAACTTCGTAGGGAGTATCTTCAATGGTACCATGTACTACAATGCCGGGCAGCTCACCGGCAGGTACTTCATCGAGCAGTAGGTACCGAAAACCTTTATAGTTGCCTGATTGATGCAGCACATATTCCAAAGCATCCATCAGACCTCGTCGAACATCAGGAGTAGAATAACTTTTGGTAGAATTCTTCAAACTCAGATTAATTTCGCGGCGCATAGTATCAACAGAAAATGTTTTCTTACCCATTATTTGACTCCAAATGTTCTTTAATCATACCAAAAACTTTACTATTTGCATCCCAAGCACCAATAGCAGCACAATTAATGCTGGTGAAACTTATAAAGATTTTGGTTCGTTCATGATGAAAATTATAAACTATTCTTTATTATGTGTAAATTATTCGCCATGAACCGTAAAATAAATGTGTTTTATGCCGGCAGATTTAATTACAGACTCACAGATTGGACAGGGTTTGGCAATCATCGGGGCACCTTCCTTTGAATACCTGTACACATGAATTGAGTGTGCATTATGTAAATTTTTACATTTTACTATTGCTGCAACTTCGGCATGAAGATACTCTTTAAAAGGAACACCTACTTTTTGTCCATGTAATTTCATTATAGTATGAGTTTTTACATAATTATTATGACCAACCGAAAGTGCTCGCCCGTGTTTATCTTTTATGATTGCCGTAATGTACTGCCGTTTAGTCACTTTACAATTTCCTTATGACGCGATTGCATCCAGAATTTCCCTATCATATTTAAGTTTTGTCTTCATAACTTTAATAGCATAGTTAGGTGCTTCCCCTAAAGATCCATTATATCGTAAAAGCATCTCTATTGTATTTTTTGACATTTTAGAGTATTCTTGAACTATCTGAGCACCCACCATAATATTTACTTTGGGATCAAAAAGAGCTGCCTTGGATGTTTTTTCCTTATGATAACTAGATGCTACTTGGAATAAACCTATCGGACCAGTAGGGGAAACTGCTTTATAATTAAATCTAGATTCTGTATGCATAATTGATAGCAGAAGTATTGGGTCTACAGAATATTTAGCTGCAGCCTCATAAATCCACAATGAGTATTTCTTAGCAACATTTGGAGGAATAGAACCATCACGGACAATGATAGCTGCGGTTTGATCTAAAATAATCTCAGATTTAAAATTATTTGAGATAGATATAGGGGTATTTTGTAAATAAAATACTTGATCTTTAATTATGTTTAGATATGTGGCCCCTGCAAGCATTATCGCAAATAAAACTAAATAAAGCGTAAATTTTAATTTTTTGAAAAATTGTTTTTCTACAATCTTGGGTGAAGAGGAAAGACTTTTCCTAATCACCATAGTAGGTAATTTATTAATTTTCATTGTGTGAGTTAAACGATTTTGATTGAATTCTGATCCACTAAACCAACCGAGTTAATAATAAATGTAATTAGATAACCATCTAAAAACACAGTACAATCGCCAGTATCAGATGTTATGTACTTTACGTCTGAATCTTGTATGTACATTACCTTCTTTAACAAATAGAATGGTAATTCATCAACAACTTCCTTTGATTTTAACACAACTTTCATTTTGTGTACATTTTTAGCTATGGTGTTTTAACCGATGAATTATTCTTCCCTAGCATATGCATTCTGTTTATTCTGCAACCAACATAAGCATTATAATAAAGATTTGGGTATAGTAAAACATCATTATCCATTTGTACTTTAAGTTCATAGTATGAGCATTCAGAAAGAGAAGAACAAAATCTTAAAATTTCTCTGTAAAAATTTTCTTTGCCAAGTTTTTCTACATCAGCCTTAAGTTCTTCAGACGAACCGTAGTAATCTCTCCAATCCGAATCTACCTGTGTTCTAATTTTCTTTTTTTTCTTAAGACCAGTTGACTTAATCTTTACTGTTTTGATTGATACTTTCTTGAACGTTGATTTCTTTTTGCCGAAGTATTTGCGACCATCTAGTAAATTTGTAATACAATAAGTAAAACCGACAAACGAAGGATCAATTTCGTCTATCGGTTCATTGTTATGAAACCAAGTCATACGTCTACCATAAGAGTTTATCCTGATTTATTTAATAATTGTTTTAATTCAGTATAACTTCCGACAAAATTCGAATTTTTAAAGATTACTGGTGCTGCTTTTATATTTGGGTCCAGCAATTTTAATTCAGATACTGTAATATATTTAGATGTATCGTCTTTTTTCTGGCCCACATCAATTATAATTTCTTCATATTTTATATTATTATCCTTTAACAACTTTTTGGAATAATTACAATTTGGACAATTAGGTTTTGAATATACTGTAAACATAAATTAAAAATCTACTTCGAAGCTTGTTTTGATATCATCTCTGTGTACTACGTTGACTTTATATGCGTTATTGTCTTGCTCTTGGGGCGCAGCCTGAGAATTACCAATATTGATCCAATCTTCAACGTGTGGCATTGGATTCTTTGCTGGAAATTTAAAATTCGTTTCAACATCCAAAAACTTATATACCTCACGTGCGTTGAAAAGTACCCAATTTTTAATTGTCTGTGAATTTGTACCTACCAATTCTCTACCTTCGGAAAAAAGATAATCAGACCAAGCCATTTCTGAATTAATTACCTCATCACATAATGCTTTAATTTTATCCTTCTGCCGTTTATACGAGTCTAGTCCGCGTGCCGTGGCCAACTCAATTTTAATAACTTCCTTGTCTAATTCAGCGTGTACTTCCAATTCATCTTGAGCAATTTTTTGTACCGCTTTACCAATAGGCTGAAATAAATTAGTTGAGCATATAGTAAATGTAATGGCAAAAGAAGCCATAAATTGAATACGTTCCAGAAGATATAAAGCAACAACCCCAAGAAGTAATTTATCATATGCTTCATCTGCAGTGATTTGATTTAAAGCATATTTATGTGAAGCAACTGACAGTTCAGAAAACACCTCATTGACCGAATGCATTCGAACAATTGATTCTTTTACAGAAAGAATATCAGATAGTACTTTTTCTGGGTTGTCAAATGAAATTCTAACAATTTCTGAATATGTTGCGGAATGTATAATTTCATTGTCGCTGATTCTTTGCCAGGCCGCCCACAATGAACTATCAGTAATAAATGGTGCCAGGACTGGCGCGATTGATCTTGAAGCAACCGAATCTGCTTCCCATTGCCATGCCAGGGTTCTGATCATCATATCATAAACAGATTTTGGACAATTTTTAAAATCGGTATTACATTGAGTGTAATCAAATTCGTCTTCGGACCAATCCAAAGATTTCATAGTTTTATAAAGTGACCATATTTTTGGATATGTTTTATTAACTGTATCAAACAAACCAGGTAAATCTCCGAAAAATAATGGATGTTGTTTTTCCATATATTGAGAAGATTTTTTATTTTCATTAAAAACTAAATTCATTTAAGCTCCTTAAAGTGCGCAAGATTCACAGTATTCTTGTTCAGTAGTATCCGAACTAACTGCCACATCATCTGTTATTAACGAAATTCCCTGAGAAGTGGAAGAATTAATATAATATCTAGTTTTCATACCATATTTGACTATATCCAGATAATCTCTAATCATATCAGAAGAAGAAACTTTCTGATCTCCATGAATTTTTACAAATAAATCTGAGGAAATTGCCTGATCTGTCCATTTCTGCATAATTGCATAGACTTTAATCATATCTGTTGTTGATATGTCCCACGCAGATTGATATTTTGTTTTCAATTTAGTACCATCTGGCGCAGCCCAATGATTTACTCCTGTATCATTAGTTTTCATAATATACAATTCTCTGATAGGATAAGGTCCATTGGAAGTACCAGAAGAAATTGCTGAGCTCTCAGAAGGCATGTGGGCAACCAGTACAGAATTTCTAATGCCGCCATTTTCTATAATCTCTTTTCTTACTGCATCCCAATCTCGTTTATTTTCTACTGTAATCAATTCATCTACTTTTTTCTCATATGTGTCTAAAGGCAACCAGCCATTAGGCCATTCGGTTTTGTCCATCCAAGGTGCGTTTCCTAATTCTTTACCCAATTTTAACGAAGCGTTAATCAAATGAAACATGTGTGTTTCGGAAAGGGTATGAATAAAATCTCTGCCTTCTTGTGTATTATATTTTTGATTTTCCTTGGCCATTAGATGTGCTAAACCAATAATACCCACACCTGCGGACATTCTGGATTTAGCCGTATATTCTAAATTGGGAAATGTATAATCGGATTTATGAATGCACACATCAATCATTTTTAATGCATAATAAGCCACTTCAGAATACTGTTTATCAGATTCTATATTACTTACCACAATACCTGCAAGTGAACACAAACCGATCTCGGGAGAATAATCCAATTCTTTTTTATATAGATCTGCAACAGATTTATATGGGCTAACCGGTAAAGCTATCTCGGAACACAAATTACTGAGATAGATTTTATCTTTAAAAGGTGTATGTTTGTTCATTGCGTCCGTTAAGTGCAAATAATGAACACCAGTTTCATATGACTGAGTTAATGCACCAAGAGAAATTTCGCGAGCATTTAATTTATTTTTTGCTGTTTTTTCGTACTCGGCATACATTTTCTCAAATTTAGTTTGATCTTTTTCGTATTGAGCTTCAAACATTTCTTCATTACCATAATAACTAAAAGGTGCATAATCTTCATTCTTTGCAACTTTTCTGGCAAATAATTTGTTAGAACCAAACGAATAATGACAACCTGACACTTTTTTGTTTGCAGGAGTCATTGGATGCCGCAATTTCTGTAAAACTTCCACTTCGGGGTCATATGCAGAATAATAAACAGTTGAAGCTCCACCACGGCCATTCTGTAAATTGGCTCCAATAGCTCCAACCATGGAACGGTAATACGGAAGTTTACCTTGGTGTTGTATAACACCCCCTCTGACCGGGTCACCAAGTGATCGCGTTTTAATATGGGTACCGATACCTGCTGATGCAACAGTCATCATATATGCAATATGATCACCCGCGGCTAAAGAAGAAGCTGTATCAGCGGTAGTATAAAGACAACAGCTGGCGTAACCATTTAGTTTTGTACCAAGATTTACGAAATTTGGTGTCGGTGCGTTTATACGGTTTTGACTCAGATGTTCATACCATTTTGCAACATGCAACATTTTATCAGACTTTTCATTTTCTCCTAAAGCCATTGCCATTCGCATATATACAAATTGCGCAGTTTCATATTCTTGCTTGGTGACCTTATTTCTAATTGCGTATTTATATCTAATTTGATTAAGCTGATAGTGTGGATACTTTAAATTTAATTTATGATCAATAATGAGTTGTGCAAGTTTGTATTCTTCATCTGTGTAATTAAGCTTTACCATCAGTCCAACTTCATAAAGCTTATTATGTAATTCTTGCACTGTTGGAATTCCATCGGGATAAATAATACGATCTATCATAGGTGCATATAATCTGCCAGCAGCTTTATTATATTCCCATGTTTTATATGATAAACAGGCATCAATCAAAGCTTGTTGTAATTGTAAGCTTGTGCAATTTTTAGGGCATTTATTTACCGCATCAATCACAACAGAAGCCCAATTAAAATGAGCTTTGGGAATAGTAGCAAAAGCCCATTCTGCCCATCTATTTACTTTCTTTGGCTGAAATTGTTCTTTTGTTCCATTGCTTTTGATAATAGTTTCAATCATTTTGTTATATTTTCTTCCATGTATTAAATTGAATTTTAGCCATTAAACCCTTATATGTATTACTCTTGATCAGAGCTACTGGGTCTATATTATGTTTAATCATCTCATTGATGTCTTTATATCGTTCAACGACTTTTGGCCAGATTACTGTCTTTAATCCCGACTCGATAGCCTTTTCATATTCCTTCACAACCGCCTTATTACGGGGTTCATTATCTAATACTACAGTAAGTAAATCTGCAGGAAGTTTTGTTCCCTTAATAAACCAATTAGCAGTAGTTGATAAAGATGCATTAACCGAAGCCATAGAATTTGGGATAAACAAACTATCTATGGGTCCTTCTACTAATGTTATGGGTTTATTTAAATTCAGTCTTTCGACACCAAATAACAAAGGCGTCTTTTCGTTGATCTTAACTGTGATGTATTTTTGGTTTGAGTGGCCTGAGAGGTCTCTTCCTTGGTATGCAAAGATCTTTCCTGTTTTGTCAAAAAAGGGAATAATAATGCGGGCTTCGTCTCTTTTGTTGTGTTTGAAAGTATCATTGAACTGGGAAGAATATTCATAAAATTTGTCCGTATAATAAAATGGGTAGTTAGGAAGTTTTCTATCTTTTATGTATTGACGGGCATAATGATCCGATGGTAAGTCAGAAACCAATTGCAAATCTAAAACATTCGGTTCAATCGTGTCTTTTTCATACACTACTTTTTCTGGCACAAACGCAATTTCTTTTTTTGCTGCCGGTGCATTATTTCTAAACTTTTCAAACAAAAATTCATCAAATATTTGTTTGTAATGTACTTTTAGAAAACTTAACAGTGTAGTAGATAAACCACAGTTGAAGCAATTCACATTTAATTCACTGTTTTTAGAATAGATGGCAAATCTAGTCTTAGTTTTATTTTTAGCAGAATCACCACACATTGGACACCTTGCTACAGCTAGAAAAGGTGATTCTTTTTTAATTTTGAATCTTTCTAACCTAGAACCAAGAATTTTGGCATACGCCACCTCTAAAAAATAACAATCACTCATTGCACGGTTTCTGGAGTTTCCATGATGTTCTCATAATCTTTTGAGTTTAAAAATGAATCGAAAGTGATTTTTCGTTTAAAATCTTCAAGCAACAACTCACGGAGGGAATTCTTGTAAAATCTAAAATCTAACTCGGATCCATTTACTGTAGAAATTATGTGGTCCGCAACAATAGGGATGTATTTATTGTCCCCAAAAGGTTGATAAAGTACTGGCACCATTTGTGTTACAATTTTATCATTATAGAGAATGGGAGTAAAATTTATTTTCAGGGGATAAAGAACGAAAAAATACCATCTTTTTCATATGCTGGCCCGGTCAGTAAAGTCTCTCCGGTAGAAAGTTTTATAGACAGACACGTAATCATTGATTCTTCGGACATAATTATTTAGTTAAAATCCACGTTAATAATAGAATAGGTAAATCCATTCTTTGTGTATGTTCCCAAACGATCACCCAAATGCCGGTAAGAAATATTGGGTTTTCTATGAAACGTCATATTATCAGAAATATCATACAATGTACAAGAAGTTTTTCCTTCTTTCAATCTAAGCCCTCGGCCTATAGATTGAATAATTGTAATGGCAGACTTGGCTGGGTGTGCAAAAATAATATTTTCAATCGCGGGAAGATTAGTCCCAGTTCCAAAAACTGCGTAACTAGATACAATAATATCATCTCCATCATTAGCATTTTTGCGTATTGTTTCTCGGGCCTTACCAGTGACCCCACCATCAATATAGTGGACATTTCTATCGACAGCTTTATCACAGATAAGACTGTATAGAGCAGTCCCCTGTATGTCGATAAAACGGAAAAGTACCAAAGTAGTGCCTTTACATTGTGCAGCTAATTTAGATATAAACTCATTACGTTTTAAATTAGAAACAATATATTTGATCTCAGTATCATAATCAACCTTTTTCATTGCTTTAGCAACATGCTCTGGGTGATTAAGAATAATTGCTTTAATTTTAAGGGGAACTAGTTGTTTATTTTCAATTAGAGTAGAAGTAGTGGCAATTTCATGCACATCACCAGTAATACCTTTCATTACTAAAAGATTACATTTCATGTCATGAAGAGTACCAGTACAAGCTAACTTATATTCTACCTCTGTAGCACGTTCATAAATTCCAGTAATGGTTTTTGCAACAATTTTATGACCTTCATCACCAATAATACACCCAAACTGATTTAGCCACTCAGAATCCATTTTATAAATGGATTGAAACGTAGAAACCGTAATCGGTTTTTTAACATTCTTATCTGCCCCTGCTGTTATACAATGCACATTATCTTCGGCCGACCAATCTGTGCCTGAAGCATAATCTGCAAAATCAGATTTCATTTGAGAAGTGAGTGAAATAGTCGGGACAACTATAAGTACTCTCATCTGAAGTTCATCTATAATATAACGACAAATGATAAACAGTATGAGAGATTTTCCACTGCCTGTAGCTGAGTGAAGTATAGCACGTTTATTCTTCAGTGCTTGAAATACACCATTAATCTGATAATCTCTAATTTGTATTGGAGGTGCTCTTTTATCTATACCCAGAGTATTAGCAAAATCTGCAATGTCTTTATATGTCAGTCCGGTATCAATGTGATCTGGGATATTGACTTCAATTGAATAATTTCTTGATTCGGCAAAAGCTCTGAGTTCTGAGACAAGTCCGAATGGTAATGTCCGTGGGCCTAAGTTAAAGATGCGGATTTTTCCATCAAACCGACCCATCTTATAGGCCGGCATAAACTTTGCTCCAGGAACCTCAAACGTAAAAGTATCTGAAATTTCTCGTGCTAAATCGAGATCACACTTTACTTTTACGTATGATTCGTTTAATTTTGTAACTACAATATCTTTCATATGCGCACAGAAGAAATTGTTTTATAAATTGTAAAATCTCTATTAACCTGATCTAAGATCAGATTATAGACTGGATAGACACCATTAAAAACAGCGGAGTCGAACAAATCAGAATCACATATAATATAAGAAGTTTTGGTGTTAAAATCTACAACCATCTGTTGATCGGTTACATTAGCTTCTAACCATTTAAACAACAGTTGTGTTTCAGCTTTATCAGCCGATTTTAAAAATCTATTTTCGATAGCAATTGCGCCTGCA